GCCCTCAATGTGGGGGGGGTTGGGTTTGGGGCGAGACTTCGCCCCTCTCCCGTCAGTACCCCAAGACGCTGTGCGCTGGTTTGCCTTCGGGGATGTACTGTGCGACCCACTCTCGGTTGAGACCACAGTCGGTCAGGAACTCGGCGAACTCGGTTGACGATGTGTCACGCCAAGAGCCTGCGAGAGCCTCAACCATGCCGAACGCCACCTGTGCGATGTGCCAAGTTGCGTCACGGGAAATGGTGTCGTACCAATCGCTCTCGTTCTCGGCTGGTTCTTTCTCCCATGGGAAACCGCAGCGACCCTCGGTAGCGTCACGGTAATCCTCGTAGTCCCAACTGTCACGCCTCTCTTGGGCATACGGGTCGGGGGTTGGTTCGGCCATGAGGCGCACGATGGATGTGTGCGCTCGGATGGATTTTGAGACTACGGACTTTGCTTCTTTGAGGTTCATGATTTTCCCTTCGGTGTGTGGTGTGACATCAGCGTATCAGTAGAGGTACAGACTTGCTGAGTTATCTATTAGAGATGGTCGGGTGCGTTTGAGTTTGGCCGTGACAAAACATCTGGGCTTTTTGGAGACATCTGGGCTTTTTATCGGAAGCCCCCCGTGACCAGAGCAGGCCAAAACATCGGGAAGCCCCGGCTTCCTCGAGCCCTTGCCCATTAGAGCCAGACCTACGCAGGAAACCTCTCTCTGCCTCTAAGATGTATTCAGATAAATCTATCTAGAAGGTAAGTGAGAGGACAGGCTATGGCACACGAGTTAGAAATAACAAAAGATGGGGTGGCTCGTATGGCGTACTCCAATAGAGAGATACCTTGGCACAGGCTTGGGGTAGCAATGAACGGTCTCCAGACAGCAGAGGCAATGCTTCAGGCTGCTGGGGCTGACTTCGACGTAGTTACTACACGGGTTGCTGTGTGTGATGACAATGGCGAGCCGATTAGAAACCCAGACAATACGCCAGTCCTCATTAGTGATAGCCGTGCGACCGTACGGGTGAATAGTGACGGGACATTTGATGGTCTGTCTACCGTTGGAACTCGCTACGTGGTTCAGCAAAACAAGGAGTGTCTGGACTATGCGCTTGCGATAGTCGGCGCTAGCAAGGGTGACGCAGTAGTGGATACCTGTGGCGTTCTGAACGAGGGGCGTGAGTTTTTCGCCTCGCTCGACTTGGGTTCGCTAGTCATTGACCCAATGGGAATAAACGACAGCATTGAGCGTTATCTATTAGTAAGAAACGGACACGACGGCAAGACGCCGATTACCTTCGCTAATACTTCTATTCGTGCCGTATGCAAGAACACCGTTATCGCTGGCATGAAAAACTCTAAAAGAGTGTTCACTGCTCGACACACCAGAAACGTGGAGACAGCAATAGAGCAAGCGAACGAAGTCCTCAATATCTCCAATGTATGGGCGTCAGAATTCACCAGAACTGCAGAGAAACTTCTTTCAGTGAAAGTCGCACCGGGAACGAAAATATTCGGTGATGTGCTTGATGCTGTATTCCCTTTAGAGACTGGCTCTACGTCAAGACAAAAGAAAAATAGAGATAATGTCCTGTCTCTTGTCAAGGGTGTTTATGAAAGTGACAATAATGCAAAGGGCTACGGGTATAACGGGTGGTCAATGCTGAACGCAATTGGCGAATACCTCGACCACTATCGTGAAGCAACTCCGATAGAAAGAGCATTGGCGTCAATGGATAATAACTCTTGGGTCACTAGAGCCAAGATGATTGCTCAAGACAAACTCTTGTCAGTATAAAGAGCGATTTCGGTTGTATTATCTATTTATAACTTCCACGAAGTGAGGCAGTAGTGAGCGAAGAACACGACGACGAAATGCCGGACTTTACAGACGACTATTCTGATGACACGCCTACTCGTGAGGAACTGGCAATTTGGCTGAGCGAGTTCATGTCGCAGTCACAAAAAGCAACAGCAATGTATCGCAACCACTTCTGTACTTTACTTGTCGCAAAACTTCACCATGAATTCGGTATCGAAGGTATGTGTGAACTCATGATGGCTATCGACAAGAGGGCTGGCTGGGTATCCGACATTATTATCGAGGACAACGATATTCATGATGTCTTGTTCCGTGATTACGGCGTATTCGATAATGACGCAATAATCAAAGCACGTATGAGCAGTCAACTTACAGAAATGAATAAGAAAATCTGGAGACTAAGAAAGAAGTACTCGAAGCTTATTGCCGAGGAAATAGCCTCTGGCGCTAGCGCTAGACAGACAGAAGCGTAATTACCTCTTAGAGGCTTTCTCCATAAGGTTTAGTATCAACTGAACCGCACCCTCTGTTTCGGCGAACTCTCCACCCTCTACTGCGGCGTTCACTACTGACCTTTTGTTATCTATTAGAGAATATATGTATTCATCTATTGTTCCGCTAGTCAGCATGTACGTAGCCGTTACTGAACCCTTCTGTCCGAGGCGGTGAAGTCTCGAGTAAGTCTGGTCTACGTCTGCTGGCGTCCATGGGAGTTCTATAAACAAGCACTCCTCTGATGATGTCAGGGTGTGTCCGGTCTTTGCCGCTTGTATGGAAAGCACGATTACTGGCGCTTCCTCTACAGGTAGTGTCTGGAACTTCCTCTTGTTCTCCTCTACTTCCTCTACCTTCATGCCACCCTGGATACGCAAGCCACCGAACTTTCTGGCTAGTTCATCAACAACGTCTCTATGGTGAGCAGCAACAACTACTTTCTTTCCATTGTCTATTCTTTCTTGTATCCACTCTATGGCTGCTTCCATCTTGGCTTTAGCAGCCAGTCTCCTAAGAACCGATAGCCGTACGAGGTGTTCGTTCGCTTCTGCTCTAATCATTGCCGACATAGCAGCATTGTATGAGGGCAGTCCTTGCTCTATTGCCAATTGACGGGCTCTCTCTGCGATGTACATCAAAATATCTTCTTCAGCCTTGACGTACTCTTTCATTGCCGGCGCTGAACCGTCGACTACTAGTCGGCTATGTACAACGGGTGGAAGTTCGGATAAGACTTGGTCCTTGGTTCTACGTATGTAGCATGCACCTCGTAGTCGTTCGTTTAGTTCGTCGAGGTGTGAGTTACCACTTAGGTTCCACTGACCAAATCGGTCTTGGTACGCTGCGCAATACCTTCGATAGAAGCCCCATAGTCCACCGAAGTCCTTTAGTCTCCCGAGTATGTCCAACTGACTTGCGTATTCCGCTGGTCTATTGGTAACGGGTGTTCCAGTGAGGCATAGCACGGGTGTATTTTTCTTTGTACTTCTGGCTATCTTTACTGCCGCTTTTGTTCTCTGTGCTGTTGACGTCTTGCAGTAATGACTTTCGTCGAATACATACGAGCCATGTTCCATTAGTTGTGACTGCCATGCCTGTATGTTGCTGTACCCAACAACAACGACATCATAAGAGTTCTTTTCTGGGAAGGACTTCCTATTAGTTACTGCGCTCACTCGCCTGTGTGGGACCCACTTGGATATTTCGTACGACCAGTTAAGAACAAGGCTTGGTGGACAAACGATTACCGCTGGATAGACATCTCCCTCACGTGACGATAAGTACTCGAGTGTCGCTATCGCTTGTATCGTCTTTCCTAATCCCATCTCGTCAGCGATAAATGTTCGTCTGGCATTCGCAGCGTAAGCAACTCCCGCTTTCTGGTAAGGCAATAGCTCTCCAGTTAAACCGGGAACAACAATGTCAGCGTCGGTAGAGCGAGAGGCCTCTATGAGCGTATTTATTTCAGTATTTACTCTTTGTAATATCGCTGTTACGCCGGCGTCTACCGGTACATCAAAACCGTTAGCCCACTCGATTACCTGGGTTATCGATGACAGTGGCGCACGCCATGAATATCTATCGCCGTCCCATGAGACTGCAGGTATTTTCTTTACCGCCGAAATGATTACTCTTTCGTACGGGAACTTCATATAAATCATTTCATCATGAAGCGATACTCTCTTGTCCCCTTGTGAAGTAATGCTTTTAGGGGCTTGGAACTTAAGTATGTCCGAGGTGATATCGAATTCGTATTTCAGGGCAAATTCCCTGGCCGAAGCAATAGAGGTTATTGGAACTCTCCAGATACGTGAGACCTTGTCCCACCTGGCACCCTCGACACGCTTCATCTCATTGACTTGCTCTTGGTCGTAGGGGAAGTCGAAGAGAAGCTCTCTTCCGTCCAGGTACATCTTCATTAGGGAAGTATATTCCAGATAGGTAACCACTGACGGGCCACATCCGAGCAGCCATCGAAGGGAATAAGATGGTTCTCGCAGTGACCCGTCAGCCACCACGTAAGCCACCCTACAGGTGCAGCAACAGACTAGCCACGGGATAACATGTAGTACCTATGAACCAAAGTTACTCCCATTTTAAATGTGTTGTATGCGGCCTTCCAGTTGACCCATCCAATAACAATGTGGAGCGATTAGGCGTGGTCTGGCTTAGGTCAAATGGCAAGACCGTGAATCGGGTCGTAGAGGAACTTCACTCTTACAAGCATGACTTCTGTAACGACAAGGGGATGACCGACTATGTACAAGATGCGCTTTTCTAGACTGGCCGGGCGGCTGCGAAACATACGGGCAGTTATCTATTGGAAGAAGAACAGTCTTCTCGCCCCACCATGTGAGTACTGCATATTCGAAGAGACGAAGATGCCTAATGCGCGCGGCCGGATGAAGTACTACCCGGTTTGGATTACATGTACGAATCCGCGTTGGGGTGGGCCGGCAAATGATGGGTGCCAGTGGGGAAACGTTTAAGTTATCGGAAGCCCCCCGTTTTGAATTGATATGCAGTCGCGCATAGCGGGGCTACACCCCGTTTGTTAGAGGCGAGCCTCCAACTTCGAATATGCGGCCTCATCACCGATGTACTCACGGCCATCATCATCGCACCACTCGAGCAGCCACATCTCGTAATGAGTCTTGCACCAAATGTGGTCGGTGACCCAGCGCTCCTTTCCCACTTCGTAAAGGCATCGCTCGCATAAATCTTTTTCGAATAATTCTTCTCGGATGGTCATGCGGCCATCGTATCACTGAAGGTACAGACTAGCCGAGTTATCTATTAGTGATTCCTTTCCGGAATGTTTTCGGTTTTCTTTGCAGCTACGTCCATTGCAGCGCACACGCTGGCAAGCCCCGGAGAAAACAGTCAAGAGCGGGGCTTCTCTGTGTAAGTCTTTCCCTGGAATCACGGGGGGCTTCCGATAACTCACTAGCACTCTGGAGTATTTACTGGTGGACACTGGTGGACACTGACGGACACTGGCGCTCGGTGACGCTCGGTGACGGACACTGGCGCTCTGTAGCGCTCTGTGGCGAACACTAGTGAACACTGACGGACACTGTCGCTCGGTAGCGCTCGGTGATACTCGGTAGTGGACACTGACACTCGTAAGCGCTCACTGGCGCTCGGTGTATTACTAATAGATAACTATTCTCGTCACTCACTCACACTCGGTAGCGCTCGGTGTCACTCACTCACACTCGGTAGCGCTCGGTGTATTACTAATAGATAACTATTTACCGCGAGAGTGTGACGCGTAGAACGCGCCACACTCTCTAATAGATAACTATTCGGCTAGTGCTTTATGTATGTTGCCGACTAATTCCATAGCC